CCTCCGTCAGCAGGGCCATCTTCGCGGTGGCCTCGTCGGTGCCGTCCGCGGCGGCGCGCGCGGAAATGTCGGCCTGCGACATGGCGACGCCGTACTTCTCGATCGGGTCTGTCTCCCCGCGCATCAATGAGGACAGGGCATCGACGGCTTGCGATGTGTCGCCGCCGAACTGGGCGGCCATGTCAGCGGCGAGGCCAATGAGGTTGTCTGTGGAGCCGGCGAGCTGGTCCTGGGCGATGCCCTGGTTCGCCAGCTGCGCGCCCAGGACGGCGGCCTGCTGCGCGTAGTCCGCGGTCGACAGGCCGATGCCGCTGGCCGCTTTCGCGTTGTCCTCCATGGCTTTGCTGTTGGACCCGAAGACGGCGTTGAGCGCGCCGAGCGCCTGCTCCTGGTCGCTGGCCGCCTTCACCACGAGGCCCCCGGCGGCGACGAGCCCCCCGGCCGCGGCAAGGGCGGGGCCCTGCATCGCCCGGAACGCCCCCGCGGTCCTGGTCCCGAACGTCTCCGCCTCGTCAGCAGTGGTGCGCAGTGCTTTCACGCCGTCGGCGGCGTCGCCCAGGATCTTGATCGTCAGGACGGCGCTCATGGTTGGCCCCGCGTGTCGATGGCGTCGAGGAGGAGCTGCACGGCGGCCTGGTAGGTGTCGACGATCCGGTCGGACTGCTGTTCGACGGTGTCCCACAGCCAGGGGCGGGCGGGGATGTGCCTGGTCGGCCATCCCCAGTGGATCGGGTTGGCGTAGGGGATGCCGGCGCTGCCGGCGCGCACGAGCGCGGCCCCGGCCTGCCCGGCTGCCCGCACGGATGCCGCGAGCACCCCGGACGCCACGGGCGCGGTCGGCCTGGAGGCTGTGGTGACGAGGTCGGCGACGCTGCGGTGGGCGCGTCTCAGGTCGGCGAGGTCGACACCGGCGGCGCGCAGCTGCGACCGCAGCGCTTTCGCGCCCTGGACCTCGATCCCCTTCAACGGCATGTCATTTCCTCTTGTTGAGCAGCTCCACGGCGGTCAGGACGGTGGCCGGTTCCTCCGCCGCCCATTCGCGGACGGGGATCCCGGTGGCGATGGCGAGGGACACGATCAGCCGGGCCCAGGATCCGGCGGGGTAGGGTCCGGCTCCACACCGTTCCCGATTTCCTCGAGGTCGGCGAACGGCGGGTTGTCGACGTCGAAGTGCGCGCCGACGTGTTCGTCACCGGCTCTGCGCAGCGCGTTCCAGGTCAGGTACTGCATGAGCAGGAAGCCGGCTTCGGAGCCTGGGGGCCAGTTGCGGCGGGCGCGGGCGACGTCGTAGGCCATGAAGTCGCGCGCGTCGATCTGCGCCTCGAGGGCCGTGCCGTCCGGCAGGGCGGCGCGCATGGTCTGGATCAGCTTCACACCAGGGCCTTGCCGCTCTTGCCGGCGACGAGCCCGGCGGGCGTTGTGCCGGGCGTGAAGGTGATCAGGCCCACGGCGGGCCATTCGACGCTCGAGGCGATCGGTTTGCCGTACTCGTCCGCGCCGATCTCGCCGGGCAGCAGCGGGACGATGGTGCCGGACCATTCGGCCCCGACTTCGGTGGATGGGACGTAGGTGATGGTCTCGGGGTCCGGGGATTCGGGCAGGGCGGCGAGGCGCGCGTACAGCCCGGCGGCGGTGAGGTCGTCCTCGAGGTTGAACTTCACGCCGTCGGCGCGGGTGCGCCGGTCCTGCACGACGTCGCCGCACAGCTTCCGTTTCGTCTCCACGACGGTGTACTCGTGGGTGACCGATCCGCCGGTGACCTCGCACTCAAAAGCGAATACGGAGCCGGTCTCCCCGATTGTCACGGTGCCGGGGCCGAACGGTGTCTCACTGGCCATGGAGTGCCTCCTGTGGTAGGTCGATCTGCGATGTGCGGGTGAGGCTGTAGGCGAGCAGTTTCACGCCGGTGCCGGGGCCTGTGGTGGCGACGAGCTCGGCGGGCCAACGGATCGGCAGGGCCGCCCACACGGCGGCGAGCGCGCCGTCGAGCCACTCGAGGGCGTCGCCGTTGCCGACGCCGGGTGCGATCAGCAGTACCTCTGCCTCGACCTCCACCCGGCTTGACGTCTTCGGGCGGATCGTGCGGGCCACGACGAGGGCGCACGGCGGGTGGATGTCCCTGGGGTCGGTGCTGGTGGAGATGCCCGCCGCGCGGATCACATCGACGAGCTCGCCGAGCGCGGGGCCGACGACGGCGGGCATCAGCCGGCCCGCGGTTTCGTGTGCCGGCCGATGCGCAGGTAACGGCTGAACTGCGGCCATTTCGTGTCGGCTGCATCAGCGGCGGCGACGAGGTCCAGGGCCGCCGCCCCGTTCGCGCCGCCGCGGGCCTCGTAGGCGGTCTGCGCGAGCATCGACGCCCCGGTGAGCGTGCGTCTGTCCCACGCGCCTGGGGTGACGTGCGGGAGATGGTCGACGTAGTCGTTGACGCCGTCGACGACGGCGGCCGCCCACGCCTCGTCGACCGGCCTGGCCGGGTTGATCCCCAGGACGGCGACGAGGTCGGCGACGGTCAGCATCTACTTCTTCGACGCATTCGCGGCCAGCGGTGTCGTGGTGACGGTGTACAGCTTCTGGCCGGACAGCTGGGCGACGAGGTCGCCGTAATAGCCGTACATGCCGGTGTCGATGCCCGCCTTCGCCACGACGACGGCCTCGAGCCTGACCGGTGGTTGCAGGGAGAAGAAGTCGACGGCTGACCGGCGGCCCACCAGCACCTGGCTCGTCAGGTCCGGGCTGATGATGATGTTACTGGGGACGGTGCCGGTGAACAGGTTCCCGCTGGCGAACGCCGCCGGCAGGGTGTCGGCTGGCTTGATGCCTTCGGCGGTGGCGAGGTCCTGGGAGATGAGGACGTAGGTGGCCCGTTTGACGGCGGTCAATCCCGCGAGGACCGCTTCGGCTGTGCTACCGGCGCTGACCGCGGCGCCGGCGGCCGTCTTCGCCGCGGACAGCCGCGCGGAGTCGTACTGCTGCAGCACGTCAAGCGCCATGATCCGCCAGTAGCTGGCGAGCATCTCCGGGCTGCCCAGATCCCTGTAGATCCGGTCGATGTCATGGCCGCCGGCGATCCGGTTCGGGGTCTCCTCCACCCATTCCAGGGTGGCCGGGTTGCTCGGAATATCGGTCTTGTTGCCGGTGTACGGCGCGGTGATCGGTTTCACCTTCCAGCGCCAACCCGTGATCTTCGCGCCGGTCAGCGGCCGGGCGGTCACGATCGACTCGTACAGGGTCTCGTACTCGGTGTCGTCGACGAGCTCGCCCATCGCCTGCACGGCCAGGCCGGCGTCGGCGTTCCCGGCACCGTTCCCGGCGGGGGTGACGTCGGACAGCGCGGTCTCGATCGTCTGGATGACGGCGGCGGCGCGGCCCTGCCCGCCTTCGATCTTCGCGCTGGTGATCCGGGCGGCGAGCTCGAGGACTGCGGAGACGGGCCGTGTGCGGGCGGGCGCGGCGAGCCGTTCGGCGGCCTGCGGCGCGGCCGTGGGTGCCGGGGCCTGATCTTCTGTGCTGGTTGTGACGAGTGTGCGTGGCATGGTGCCTCCTTGCCGGGAGTTGTCGACACGGGCGGAGTCGAATTGGGGGATGGTGACGGCGCTGGTCTCACCGAGCTCGCCGGTCAGGACGATCGGGTCGGCCTGCTCCTCGCCCTCCATGAACCGCGCCCACATGGTGTCGTCGATCGCTTGCATGCATTCCTCGTCGAGGAACACCCCGACGCTGAGGCCGTCGCGCACAGCGGTGTCTATCTCCGCCCGGTAGGCGGCCGTGTGCTCCATCGGCGGCAGCTCGAAGCTGCCTATCAAGCCGGTGTCCGTCTCGGCGATCGACGTGCAGTAACCGATGGGTCGGTCCCGGTCGTGCTGCACGCACAGCTTCACGGACTTCACCCCGGACTCGGGCAACCGGATGGAACCGGGCTCGTACTTCAGCCGGACCCCCCACCGCTCGAATTCCTCCCCGAACGTGACGATCTGCCCCTTGATCGTGGTGACATCCGCGGGGCCCGGCGCGGCCTGGGCCTTCGTGGTCTGCACCATCATGTGCCGTCGTGTCATGGGCCCTCCAATGGCCTGCCGCGTTCGAGGGCGCGGCACTCGTCGACGTCGTACACCCCGGCCGCCTGGGCGGCGCTGTAACCGTTCATCCGCTCGAGGAAGTCCGGACGGATCCACGGCTCCCAGTCGAACGCGCACCAGACCCCGCGCGGCAGGAGGTCGTCCAGGGACAGCCTGGATGTGACCGCGGCGGCGTAGGCGTCCAGGCCGATATCGCGGGCCTCGCGCAGCTTGGCCTGCAGGTTGCTGTAGGTGCCGGAGCTGCCCGGGGTGATCGCGTCGATGATCGGTGCCGGCAGCCCCACCATCCGTGCGATATCGACGGCGGCGGCGTTGCGGCCGGAGATGAGCAGGTTCTCCGCCTTCGCCTCGTGGGTCCTCAGCTCCAGGGCGTTGTTGGTGAACAGGACCCCGCGGGTGTTGACGGCCTCCTCAGCGTCGGCGACGAGCTCGTCGACCTCCGTCTCGTCGAGGATGTCATCGCTGGTCTGGTGCAGCTCCACGGCGACGGCGGGTGTTCGGGCCATCGCGGCGTAGGCGCGGTCGAGGCGCACCGCGGAACGCAGCGCGCGGCCGCCGAAACGCAGCACGCCCTCGTGGGGGCCCTCGAACCAGATGAGGTCGACGTCGTCGACGGGCTTGTCGTCGATGAGGTAGTGCTCGTCGTGGGGGTCCCGGGTGACCCTGTGCAGGGCGATCCTCTCGGCGTGGCGGGGCCGGCCGGGGGTGTCCGCGGCGGGGGGTGCGTAACGGTCGGTGACCCGCCACAGGGCCATGCCCTCGAACAGGAGGTCGTCGAGGGTGTCGGTGAGGACGGCGATCCGTGTGCGCTTCGGGTCGGGCTGGTCGATCAGCGCCGCGGCGGGGTAGGTGCCGGGGGTGATGGTGATCGGCAGGCGGGCGGGTGAGACGACGAGATGCCTGGCGCGGGCCATCGCCGGTACCGACATGGCTTCGGCGCGGGTGACGGGGAGCATGTCGCCCTGCAGGCCGAAGAAGTCGCCGACGGCGGCGATCGGGTACAGCTGGTTCGGGCGGGAGACGGCGCGGGCGGGTCCGCGGTTCACGCCCGCGATGGCCGTTGCGAGCTGGCCCCAGGTCACGCCCGCGACGATAGACCCGGGTTACGGCGCAACGGCCCCGGATGAGGCGTGGGTGCGTGGTTTCGCGCCGCGCCGCGCCCTGGCGGCCCATACCGCCCAGGTCCAGGCGGTGATCGGGCTGATGTCACCGGCGGAGCGGCGCCGCGACCACACCCATGCCCCGGAGTCCATCCACCGGCGCCGGGCCAGGTTGCGGGCGTCGTCGAACGCGGGATGGGGCATCAGCAGGGCGCGGCCCTGTCCGAGCTCGCCGATGAGATGGCTGTGCGCGGTGACCCTGTCGGCCCCGGCGATGGTGTCCACCGCAACACCGGCGAGGCGCAGCGTGTCGGCGACGGGGGCTGCGGGGCCGGTGGCGTCGGTGACCAGGCGGGCGCGCGGGTGCCTGGTCTTGAATTCCTTGAGCCGGGCGGGCATCCACCCGGTGCCGGGTTCCCACGCTGCGATCCCGGTGACGGTGCGCCCGTCGGCGAGGCGGCCTACGGCGAGGATGCAACCGGCGGCCCCGTCGGCGGCTGCGTCGAACGCTATCGCGAGCGGTTCCGCCGGCGCCTGCCCGCTGTGTTTGCACGATTGCCACCAGGCCTCGATCAGTGGGGTGTCGAGGCTCGCGCCGCCGGGGATCCGGTTGCCGTACTCGCGGGCGAACCGTTCCAGGCCGAGCGTGTCCAGTTCTGTGCGTAGGAAATCGACGTCGGTGAGCCCGGCGATGACGCCGGGGTGATGCCGGGCCCAGGTGGCGGGGTCGGCGGGGTCTTCGTCGTCGGGCCAGGTGCCGACCTCGATGAGGGTGACGTCACCGGCGCGGCCGCGGGCGATCTGGTCGGCCCACCAGGAGTCGGCGGATTCCGGTGCGGTGCCGGCGAGGATGTGCTGCCGCCGTGGCCGGGTGGCGAACGTGGGGCCGGTGTCGGCCATGAGGGCCTGGCCGAGCTCTTGTGTGTGTTCCTGGCATTCGTCGAAGACGACGCCGTCCAGCGACATGGACCGCAGCCGGCCGGGGGTGGGCGGGAACGCGGCGAGGTACGCCCCGAAGTTGGCGCGGTGCTCCACCATCTCCCGGCCCTGCGATGCGCGTGTCTTGAACCGTCGGGACAGTTCGGGGGTCTGGTCGACCAGGGTCATCCATCCGTTGGCGGGGTTGGTGAACACGCGAGTGACGACGATGCCGGTCTGCGCGGTGTAGGCGGCGGCGTAGGCGCGGCGGGTGTGCATCCGGGCGAGCATGAGCACGAACACGAGCATCGTTTTGCCGACCTGCCGCGGGAGCAGGACGACGGCGAGCGTGTGCTGGTAGCCGTCGCCGGCGCGGTCTGCGAGGGGTCGGGCGACGTCGAGCTGGTAGGGCTTGAGGGGCCGGCCGAGCATGGCGGCGATCCGTTGGGCCTGTTGCAGCTCGGTCAGTCGTCCCATGGGTCGTCGAAGCCGTCGTCATCCGCGCCGTCGTCGGCGGGCTTCAGCTTCCGCAGCGTCTCGAACGCGTACCGGCAGGCGTTGATGAGCGGCAGGGCGGCGGAGCCGTCGGAGACGGCGGCCCTGGACGCGTCGATGCCCTCAGCCATCGTGAGCAGGAGCTCCCGGTCCGCGCAGTGGCCGTCGCCGGACAGGTGGGGCCAGGAGTCGAGCTGTTTCCGCATCGCTTCCGCCATGCTCGGGCGTTCGAACATGAATTCGATCCTAGACCGGAATTTTCGCGGGGA